GTATTTAACTTCCTGAGACTGTGGAATAAAGTCCGGCATGGACAGACGTTCAGATATTGAAGTCATAAGTGGGATAAGTGAGAAGTCCAGCAAAGTCTGGCGTTGAGTTGTCGCATTTGAGTACGTCATACTCGAACCGGTCTCAGCATCGACGTAATAAGCCGGGATTCCCGTAGCGCGAGCGAGTTCTGTCGCCACGTACGAACGGGCCTGATTAAGTTGTAACTTCTCAGGGTCAAAGCCGACAGTTTGAAGCTCGACATCGGCATTGAGAAAAGCCGTTCCGCGAGAACGTCTGGCTGCACCCCAGGAGTCGAGTAACTTGGCGATTCGGTCTGCTGGAAGTGCAGTTCCATTTGATTTTAATACCATTGAGGGAACCGGCTCGCGAGCGTACATAGCCGCCGCGCGTTCGAGTTCGGCACCGGTGCGAATAGTTGCACCTGCTCGATTGAGCAGACCTTCATCGTTTCCGTTGAATACGACGAGACTTCCAATACCGGAATTAGGAACCGGAGTTCCATCAACCATGTAATATTCGATTTCGGATGCAATTGAGTTTGTCTGGATAGTTACGCGAGCAGGTGATACGCGCTGAACACTACGCACCCTGTACGTATCGGCAAATAACTCAGTGATCTGCCAGTACGCATAACCATAAAATAATAAATCTTCACAAGTCCAGACGTATGTCGCGCTTCCGGGAATACGTGGGTCTGGAGTTCGAATAACGCGTGGAGTTGCGTCTTCGATTTCCATACCGGTTGAACGGTCGATGACTTCAAGACCAATCGATGCAATCGATGAGCAGATTATATTTCTGGCTCTGGCTACGGTTGGCACCATCATCGCTTGTTCGCGTGTAGCGGTATTTGCGCCGCCGAAGAAAGGCGTTAAAGAATCGAGAGACGTTACCGGCCCAAGAGAAGCCGAGACGTCGTAAGTAGGAGACGGCATAGCCATTTCCACTTTACGAGTGGCAAAGATGTCGAGTAATCCCATGCGAGGATTTTCTCAGGCGTATATCACTAGCCGACCATTATGTCTGTTTCCGTCTCTGGGCGTGTCGCGAAGTGAGTGACGAGGGCCGTAGCCACTGCAGCGCATACCGCCGCCTGTGATGCTCTACGTCCTATGACCCAGCCCCCATCGCCTCGACGAAGTTGCACCGCCGAAAGCATCTGGGTCGTGAGTTCGTTCTGTTTTCCGGAGTGCTTGAGTCTGCCGGAGTTGATAGCACCAAGCATTTCGTCGCAAGCCTGCGGATAATTCGAATCCATGTCAAAGGTAGGAATACCGGCTGGCACCAGTCGAGAAGCTACGGCTCCGCTTGTTCTCTTGCTATAAAGCAGATACTCAATCGGGAACTTGCGGCAATAAGGCGCGACGTCGTTAGCGATGGCCTTATCATCGAGCTGCAGCGGATTGCTCCAAGTGTGGAGTAATTTAATCATGAAGGATTCGTCGCCTAATTTCTGAGCGGCAATAAGGGCTCCGTGTTTTCTGTCCGGTGAAAGGTCGAGACCAAGCCAAGTCAATTTTTCGACGTCTAACTCGACATCCGGGTCTATGCACTTTTCCCATTCGGCTGCTCCCACGCAGCTAGAAATTGTCTGAACCCATCTGCATAAGACCTCGGTCATAACCACGTCGGCCGGGTCATTGAGCACGGCTTTAATGTTGTCAATGTGAATCGTGTGGCCAAGTGCCGGATTGGCAGCCTGCCAGTTACGGGGATCTGTTATGTCATCGGTTGCAGCCGACCACTCGAAATATCCGATGTCATCCTTGGCTCCTGCCATAGCTGCGAGGCCACGTTCCCGGAACTGGTTAAGAACCACACTATGCGAGTCTCCGGCATTCGAGAACGCGTTCACTTGCGGATTCTTGGCGGCCATCAGGGTGTACCGAAGCGAAGCAAAGGATTCAAGTTCGTGCATTTCTCGAAGTTCGTCAAGGTGTACGGATTCGGGCTTACTCAATCCACGAGCTGCAGAGCCGCCAGCCTTGATAACGAACCGGGTGCCGTGAAGGGTCTCAATCTCTTCGTTGCCGTGTTGCCATCGGATTCTCTTGACTTGCTTGGCCAAGTCGTCGTTAGCCTCGATTATATTTACGAGCTGCCTAAATTGCTCCAGAGAAGTAACTAAGCGGTGAGCTGAGGCCACCTGAAGCGACTCGTTCCAATGGAAGAGGCCCATCGCGATACGTGCGAGCATATAAGTCGATTTCCCAGATTGTCTGGCCACGACGACGCAATTGATTGGGGTCGCCCATCGCCCATCCCCCTTGAACTTTAGCGAGTGTTCGGCCACGAACTTCTGCCACGGCATAAACCCGTTCTCATAGATCTGATTGGCAAAGTCGATGAGTTCCGGGCCTCTAGAGGGTAAATCATTGAGAGGAGAGTGGATTCTTGGCGTCGGTGAGCCATATAGCGTAGCTGATGACGGCTCTGAAACCGATAGCAGCCGATTTGAGCCTATTTCGACCACGTTGCCACCAGTTGAGTCTTGTTCTGGCTTATTCATGGCTTTGGCTCACGTTTTGAGGTAAATAACGTCCATGGAGAGTCGGGGGTGTTCCTTCCGTGCTAAAAAAGCGACCACCCTTCTTTAAATTACAAGTTCTGCACAGAGTTCGCAGATTGGAATCTACATCGCCTTCTTTTCCCATCAGACGCTTTGGAATGATGTGGTCAATGTGGAGTTGGCCTTCGGTCTCACCACACTGCTGACAGGCGTAACCATCACGCTTGAGTATCCGCTCTCGTATGGCTCTCCACCCTTTACCACTACCACCCTTCCAAGAGTTCGACATCAGTGGAATCCCTTCGCTAAGAGGTGACGGTAGGCGTTGCACATAGAACCATAACGATTCTTAATATAGCGAATAGTCCAGTCAATCTGAGAGTAACCATCGAGCCTCTTGTATCTCTCGTTCTTCATCTGGCCTAAGCCGTAATGACTCCCGTTCTTGGCTGATACGTTCCAAGATGACTCTCTAGTAATCAACGAGTTCAGGCATTGAAACTGTTTGTAATCAACAATCCGAGAGTGTGCGTATAGCTTGAGATGATCTGTTTGAGTTATCGCTTGGGCTGGTGTAATTGCCGTTATTGAAAGCAAGCCTGCTAATAGGCAAAGAGCTGGCATTAGACGCTTTCGCTCTAGCGAGCAATCCGCCTCAGCGGCTCGCTTCAAGCGATAGCATCGTACCGACGAAGTCAAATACATCGCAAGTATGTGCATAACTTGTACAGGGCTTCTGCGTGTCATCCACCGATTATTGGTGCCTGTGGATAACTCCTGTGCATAAATATTTGTCATCTCACGTGGCCCAATCCGCTATTTTTCATGGCTTCGACGTTCTTTTCTCCCATGCCAACAAGTACGCAAGGCATGAAGATTCCCTTGGTCTCACCGTTAGGAGTCATGAACTTAAGATTAGATGGGAGTATCAAGAAGCCGTCTCCCTTTACCCATAACGTATCGAACCATCGAGCTTTAGAGACTTGCACCAAGGCGACGCCGTTGCCGTGAGCGATGAACTTATTGGCCCAAGGAGTTACGTCTGAGTAAGGTGGATTGCACCACACCCGGCCTTGCCAAGGCGTCGCCAGTCCGTCATCGATAACACTCAAGAACCGCTTAGCAGGAATCCATGGAACTCCGTTAGGTGGTGCCGATACGTCCATGTCGTAGCTGAGGCCGAGAGATGTAAAGATTGTCGGCGGTGTGTAGTAGTCATCCGATGTCCCGTGGTCGATGTCGTCGTGACCAAAGTCAAGGTCTAGGCGGTCGCTACTCACGATCTGTTCCAACACTGGCCACGGTTAGAAGCTCGCATTTGGTGCATTGGATTACTTCGACTCCAGGGGGCAAGTTATCCGTAATCTTTCCTTGAACTATCTGACGAGTTATCTTCTTACACTTTCGACATTCAAAGTCTAGCTGCGCCATATTGGCTCCTTTGTAAAGTCTCGATGGGTTGTAGGTTGATTTGACTGACCCACCACGAGTTAGATTTGTCGTGTTTAAAGCGTGGCTTCTTGGCCACGGCTACCGGTATCCATCCAGCGATGTAATACTGCGGTGATGTACCGACTACCAATACGGCAATGTCGGAGTTACGGTCGGATTCCTTGACGATGAGATGACCATCGCGCCACTTCGTATGCTTGACTTCGATGAACGAAGCCACATCGGCCTGCTCTTTGAAAGTTCCGCACGTGGGCTCGAAGTCTTTGATTCCAAAGTACTGCGCTACTGCTATCTCGGCCCCGATGGAGTGTGCATCCCGTGCAATCCCGTCGTGCAAATCTAGCTGCTGGAACGATTTATCTACCTTGTTCGAGTTCTCCATCGCTCGACGAAAGGCCACAGAACCGGCCGTGAATTCGTCATCCCGTGAGATATTGACTCGAATCATCGACATCCTTTACAGAACCAGATTATGTTCTCAACTGGGTCGCTCTTTTGATAACCCTGCGCATCAAGTTGTACGATCATCGAGCATTTGTCGCATTGTTCAACTTTGTATTCTGCAACAATGACGCCCTCGCGCATCAATTTACAGGTCATTGTCCGAGGGTTGATTATCTCCACAAATTCGCTCATAACGCTATTACCACCAATCCGATTAGAAGTAGAAGTTCGATAACTACAAGAATCTTAATAAGCCGGGCTTTTGTCATACTTGTGGCTGCCAAGTTCCATTACTTGTAAAGACATACCAAAGAGGCTGGCATTGTGTGGCTTTGCTCTTTTCTGTGCATGAATAATTCGCCCACGCTTTGCCGGTCTTCGCAGACGTTCCTTCTCGCCAGATTCGGTGGCCATGGATGCACTCCGGGGCCGCAGCTACAAGCTCACCGCCAAGTTGGCTGGCAATCTCGTTAAGCGTTGATTTGACTGGCTGACTCGTAGCCCAAGGGTCATAATCATCCACCGTTGAGGCGACGACTTTAGCTTCGACGTGTTCAACTTTTTCCATGTCCTGACGCGTAGGCCTTTCAGGCGTACCTAGCAAGAGCCCGATAGCGCGTCCGATTGCCGAAGTGACAGTATCTTCGACAAAGAACCGCTTCATTTGCACGTTGTAAGTTGCGACGTTGCCGAAGGCGTAATCGATGGCCGATGGTGTTAAATCTTCGTATTCACGATAGACCCGGCACTCGACGAATATGTAACCCTTTTCCGGGTTGAAGTCCACGATCTGATTCTCAATCCGACCGGTGGGATGTGTATCCCAGAAGCGTCGAATCCTTGCAGCTACATGTTCGTAGTTATCTAAGAACGCCATTAGGCCACGACCTTCGATGAGGCGTGGCGTGTAACTGCTCTGCCGCGTTGGTAGCCATCTTTATGGCCTTCTTTGTATCCGACTGAGTAACTTACAATGGCCCATAAAATGCAGGCAATCGCCATGAGGACGAATAGCCCAATTTCGCTGGTTGTCATTTTGCTCCCGATTCTGGGAACCGACTACCGGCTCCCGAATCAGAGAGTGACACCTTGGGCTGACATAATCAAGATTCCCGTCTAGCCGTCGGCGTGTCGAATGGCTAAGGGTGGTCTTTCAGATGCTCAATCATCAGCGTTCGGATTTCTCTGACGTCGGCTCTAATCCCCTCGGCAAAGCCGTTAGAGACAGGTCTTGAGTTCTTTTCTGAACGAGCTGCATAAACGGCAGCAATGCCAGAAATCGTACTCGCTGCGATTAATCCGACCGCCGTGATTGCATCGGTCATTTCCGGCCGAAGGTCGCGTCGTTAGGGTTGAGCCAGCGGAGAATCACTGGTGCAACGGATGCCAGTCCTGCCATGCCGATGGCCTTTGGGTCTGTAATCCCGGCCAAATAAACGGTGAGACAAGAGGCCATGAAAGACCTAGCCCAAGAAGCTGCTAATGCTTTGAATTCGCTCATAATCCTAGCCTTTCGATAAGTTCAGCGGCTTTCGCTGGAGTTATAGAGATTTCGAAGTGCATTTCGTCAGAACGATGACGGAAATCTCCACCCCACATCATGCCGTACTTCTTGGCCAAAGCTCTCAACATTGGCACTTTCTCGCTTGGGAATGTCCCCTTCTTTCCGAGAGGGTGTTTGGTGGCATTGAGGTCGATGGCGGTGCCGGATGAATGATTGCTCAGCTTGTCCGTGGCCCCACGAACCATCCGAAAGCAATAACCCCAGTCATCCAATGCACCACCGTCGATTGGCTCAATCAGATCGTGGAACTCTTTACAGAATCCAGCGACCAATGGCGCGACTGCTTTCGCACATCGAACCTTGAGCTTTGTTCCCTCGATGGGAACACTGACTATGCCAATTTCGGCGGCGTCTTTTGACGCGACCCAGTTATTTTGACTTAGTATCTGGCTCATAGCGAATTATCTTAGTCAAGTGTTCCACTTATAGCCCAAGTGCCTTTAAGTCATCAGCAGTCAAACCAAGTGCCGCTAATTTCTCTGCCGGAGTTAATACCTTAACAGGATTAGGCGCATCTGCGTCTTTTTGTAAGAATGCAATTTCAGCAGCCGTTAATTTAATTTCTTTGATTTCGCCTGTTTCTGCATTGTGTTCAATTCTAAACATTATCCGCCCCAAACTGTGTATGTTCCTGCGCTGAATGTGTAACCGCCAGCAGTTGCTAAAACTAGCGACGAGACGGCTTCTGCCGATGTAATAACGCCATTGAATGCGCTGACGATTGGTGTTGCACTTGCCGCATTGTAAAAACCTTCGGCCACAACTTGTGTAAATCCAACACTTTTACAAGAAGTAAAAATGTAGAAATAATTGTTTGATGCAGATGTTCTGTCCTGGTCACCTGGATCTTGTAACGCAAACGAGGTAGCAGTCGGCTGATTTTGACCGCTTCGGGTGCCGCCGCTACCAACTGCCCAACCATTCTTTAGATAGTTTCCCGTTGTAAGTGAGTTGATTCTTACACGAATGTTATTATCGGCACTTCCCCAAGTAACACCAGTCATTGCAAGAATAATGGTGTCGTAGGCACTCAATGATGAAATTGTTACCGATGTTCCAGACATTGACCCAGTTGCAATTTGTGCAAGAGTTAATGCTCCACCGCTCGCGGTAGCCCACTTCAAGCCAGTTGCAGCAGTCGAATCGGCTTGCAAATACTGTCCGTTTGTGCCAACTCCCAAACGTGCTGGTGTTGAAGCAGCCGTTGCAGCATAAATATCGCCTTTAGTGGTCAGAGTTGCTTTTGTGGTAGCACCCGCCGCAAGGTCATACGCTGATTTCACTGCAGTCGGTGTAGCTGCCAAGATTGACGAAGTTGTTGATGTTGAATCTGAAAGTTGCACTGCTCCCTTTTGAGTAGTAAGTGCATCTTGGATTCCAACAGTTATGGTTCCAGAAGTTCCACCGCCGGTTAATGGAGATGTTGCCGTGACTCCGGTGATGTCGCCTTGGTCATTGGCAATCCAGACAAAGTCCATGTCCGTATTTGTTGCCTTTGAAAGAATCTGTCCAGTTGTGCCGCCTAGTAAATCACCCATAGAAGTTGCGACGGCTTGACCAAAGACTTCAAAGTCTGCAGGTAAATCCGTTACTAAATCTGTGGCCGTAGGCATTTGCCAGCTAAAGGGGGTCGTGGGATTGCTCATTTGTTCTCCTTACGCGACGACAGTCGCATCTTGCCATTCGAGAGTTCCCGAGATGGTGTTCCATTTTTCTAGTACCGATACTTCTTGCCATTTCATAGCTTGAAGGCTAAACGCTAACGGTGAAAGCAAAGCCGTCACCGAGACCGAATTATACGCTGCCCGGAACGTCCATCCCTCGACGAAACCCAGATAAGTTCCAGCAGACATATTAAGTGGCAAATCCGAAAGTCGTAACGGGAGTCCCATAAAGATGTTAATCAATGAATCCCGGTCGGCGTTATCAATTTCCGGGTTGGTCAATTCGTATGTGATCTGATTGAACATCGGCTGAGGAAAGGCCCGGAGAGTTAAATAGAAAGCTGCTTGAGCGTCTGCATCTGCGTGATTCTTTAGACTTGTAGTAACTATTTGGGCCAGCCGTCCATAAATGGCTATCGAATCCGTATCTTCGAAGGGAGTAGTCTCATTAGCAGAATTGACTCCGTACTTCAAAGTCACCGAATTTCGGACGTCTCCAGCTCGTGTTTGGATGGTAATGCCGTTAGATAAAGCCTGAGCTGCTGAAAGGTCGGTATATCCATTAGTTGCAAGATAGATACTCCGGTGAGTCGAATCGGCATAACTGATTCTGCCCTGAGCATCCTCATAAATATAACCGAGTCCGGATGTCGCAAGGGCAGAGACCAAAGAATAAACGGTAGTCCGGTCGGCAGTTCGAGCTGCTAAGTCGTAATTGCCTGGAGTATCAATCTCACCAAGTCCCACGTTCTCGGCATTGGCCCAAGTGGTCGCCGGGTCGTATGTGGCCCATGTTAAAGCGGCTGGAACCTCGCTCCAGTTATTGAGAAGCAAGTCTTGCAATATATGAAGGATTTGAGTTCCGTCATGAGCTGAAGTTAGTGTCCCATCGGTAAGAGCTTTAGGAAGTCGCGACAATGCTCCAAGCGCGATGATGGAGATGGTCTGATTGACTCCCACGACTCCAGAACTGGAGACTGAGATAGACACGTCAGTAATTGTGCCGCCGAATATCGGAGTAAAGGTAGCGGTTGAATCTTTGAGTTCAATTGTCACAGAGTCATTGATATTAATATCCACGATTGACTGGTCGAGATTTATGAGCTGCATATTTACATAACCGGCATTGGCCTGCTCATAGATATTAACGCGGCCAGAAGTTATCGTCAGATTGGCAAGCGTGAAGTTGGTGTAAATCGTCCCATCGATGGTGACGCGCCAGATTGGATTCCAGACTGTCACACTGCAACCAAGTTACTAGAACCACCGGTGCCACGGTAGGCAGAATTGTTGAGGGTATCCACAATCGTCCGAGCCGTACCTTCTGGGTCAATTGCTCCATTGACGGTGATGCTGATACGTGCAGCATTTTGAGAATCCGTAAAACCACCACCGCCCATGGCAGCTAGTCGAGCCGCATTCTGTGAATCGGTAAAGCCACCACCTATGCTGGCCGCTGCTGCCGCTGCAGAACTAGCCGCAGAAGCTACGCCGGAAGAAGTTGATGTAGTTGAAGAAGCTGAAGTAGATGGTAAAGAAATCTTTGGAATTGTGGTCGTAGTGGTAATTCCCGAAGTTGAGACGGTTGGCATTTTGACGGTAGGGGCTCCGCTGACCGGGATGGTTGGAATATTGGGTAAAAGTGGGATTGAGTTATATTTAGTAATCAGCCAGTTGATAACTCCGATGGCAGATTCCACGGCAGTCGTGATTGCTCCAATAATGCCGCCAATAATATTTATGACACCGCCAGCAATTTTTCCTACGATCTGAAGTGCTGCTCCTAAAGTCGTTCCAAGAACCGGTGCTACGTAATCTGCAATTAATTTTCCGAAAGCCATAAAGGCATCCATATTGTCACCGATGGCATCTTTGACGTATCCGAAGGCTTTAACGAGACCGTTCCAGATTGGAGTGAATACGTTGCTCAGAGTTGTACCGAGATTTGTAATATAAGAAGTCAATCCGCCAGATTTATCTGAAAAGGCGTTCGATAACTTTTCTACGATTGGGACGACGTATTCTGTGAAATATCCGACTAACTTCTCCAAGATAGGAAGTAAGGCATATCCAACTGTCTCTTTAGCTTCGTTGAGTGTAGTCTTGAGAATATCCATCCGGCCTTGAAAGGTCTCGGCGTTCTTAGCTGCTGCGCCACCAAATAAGTCGGTTAGACGTTGCTGGACTTGGGTGAAATCCATGGTCTTAAGTTCGGCCGATGATAATCCAACGCCTAATTTTCCGAGGGCAGTCGTGTTCCCGTCATAAGCCTTGCCTAACGAATTTGCCACACTTTCGAGCGGTTTGCCCGTTTGCGTAGAAATATCAAGGGCCAAAGAAAGAAGCTCTTGTGCTTTACTTGCATCTTCAGTCGAGAGGGCCAGTCGAGATAGGGCCGGACGAAGTTTATCGTCCGAGACTCCGGTGGCCAAAGACATCTTGAGAATCTGCTTTTCTACCGAAGCAATCTGGTCATTTGTTGCGCCAGTTGCGTTCTGTAATGCGCTGGCTAATTTAACCTGAGATTGTTCGTCTTCGATGGCCGCTTTGACTCCATCGACGCCAATCTTGATTGCGTAGGCACCAGCCGCAGCAGCTGCGGCAGCAAAGGCTAGACCGGCCTTCTTTCCGAAGTCTGTAACCTTGCTACCGAAAGAATCTACCTCGGTGGAGCCGACATTGAGATTCTTTTTCAGATCATCAATATCAGCCAGAATGGATAACTTGAGAGTTCTTGAACCAGCGGCTGCCATGTTACGTCCATTCCTTTAAAATCTTTGTGAATGCATTTTCCCACTCATTGACCAAATATGGCTGCTCTTTGCGGAGTGTCGGATAGATAAAGTAACCGCGAGAACCACGTCCTTCTTTACCAGACCAGACTGGAAACTGCTTGAACTTGTTAGACCCGAACTCGTAACCGCCCCAGAGTTGTTGAGTCGTGCCACCGCCGGAGAACTTTTGAGACACGAAGCCGAAAGATAGTTCTCCAACTTTGGACGACTTACTCACTCTCGAACCGTCAGCAATCCTTGAAGCAGCTCTATTTCTTGCATTAGAAGCCGAACCGATAATCTTGGATTGGAGATAAGTAGCCAGACCATTGGAGACGCCTTTAGCTTGAGAGACGGCTTCTTCGTCCATCGCCTTGAAGGCCCGGATAATGCCACGCAAATCAGACTTGTCGTATGCGATCATCTCACTTGCCATTCCGCTGCTCCATAATCTCGATTGCGGTTAATACGTCTTCGGCGGTCTCGAACTCGCTGCGACTTAGACCAGTTGCGATGGCCAAGTCCCAGAGGATTCTATTTAGGCTTCCGACGGCGTAACTTTTGGGCTTTCGTCATCTCCGACCTTTACTTCAACGACTGTGTCGCACCAAATATCGAAAGGTTTAACGGGCTTACCGCCACCCTCGCGCTTCATAGCGTGATACGCCAGAAATAACAGGTCAGATATTCCTATCTTTTCCTGAGCTTGGGAGACGATAAATCCCGTCTTGTTTTCCCACTTAGCCCACTCTGGCGGTTGCGCAGTGTAGGTCTCAATGGTGCCGCCGTTATATTCGATTGTGATTGGTAATTTCATGCTCCCGATTCCTTATCTCTAGTCTAACGCTGGTGTGGTGACGCAGGTAAATGAAAGTGAAGCGGTTAATGCGTCTGGCGCAGAACCACCAAGTGAAGGGAAGATTGGCTGAACTTGGAACACGTATGCGACGCCTGCAACAGTAAAGAGAACTGAAAGCGGTGTATTTGGTGTAGTAGCTGCGGCGTTCCATAATGCTTCACAAAGTGATGAAACCGCTCCGAAATCTTGCAGCATTTCTACCGCAAAAGTTCCCTGAGAATCTGTCGTGTAATACGCTTTGCCATCGAGGGTTTGGTACGTATTGATTGTCGAATCGATGGTAAGTGTGGCCGATGTAGCTTGAGCATCATAAGTATCACCATCGATGGTGAATGTGATGTCTCTACCGGTGATGATAGTGGTCATTTTTGCTCCTAGTTTTCTGAGTAGTAGGTGGAGACTTGTAAATCCGACGTAAGGAATTTACCAGTCCCGACTTCTAAAGGTGTCGGTTGATTGACGTTACCGACCACGTATCCGGGCGGCATGGCCCCCAGAATGCTTATCATCAGCTGCTCCAAGTTATCGAGGGCTGCTGCGTTATTGTTATATGCCACGACCCCGGTTACGGTCAGATTCACCTGAACCTTTGTAACTGCTCCATTAATAAGGTTTGGCTCCAGATACGGTGCATCCGGGATTAAACATACGGCCGGAGCAATCAAAGCTTCCGGAATGCCGTTATAGACCGATGCAACGACTCCTGAGAGGGCAGTGGCTAAGGGTGTTCGGACGTCGGCTTCGATTGTCACATTGCCATCGTCTCTACATCGATGAACGGCCCTAGCAGGCCAATCACTCTGTTCGTTAAACTTCTACCGAGTACGAATGGCGAAGGTTGAAAGTTGTCGCTCATGATCTGATTGCCCGGAGCGGTTACGGACTGAAATATCTCTACACTTACGACCAAGATGGCCGATTGGATTGGCGCGACGTTCGCATAAAGTTCTGCGGATGAAGCTCCATCGAGTGTGGCACTTCCGGCTGGAATAATCGCGTGGACTATTTGGTCTGCCTCGGCAGTAGCTGCAGAGAACTCAAATCCCGTTACCGAGTGGGTCGTAACTGTGTAAGTTGCATCTAAATCGCCGCAACCGGCAACCACGACGGATTGACCTACCGCGAAGTAGCATGGCCGGATGGTCGTAAAATATACGACGCCATCTGAGACGCGTGTAGTAGTGATTGCCGATTGATATTGCGTCAGCAGCGGAAGGATGGTCTGTTCCGCAGAATCAATAATCTGGTCGAGATAAGTATCGTCATAAAGAGATTCAGAGACGCCAAGTATCGCTCGCAGTTGGTCAGCGGTAATGATATTCGGCATCTCTGTTCCCTTCGTCTGCTCGGCTAGTTCGGGAGCGACCTAGCCGATGATTGATTTCTAATTAGTCCTTATTGAACGCGTATGCGCCAGCCGCAATCTTTGTGGCCGTTGCTCCATATCCATATACAAGGATTCCGATAGAACCGTCGGAGATGATATTTGTGCGAAGCTCCAAGCGTGGAGATTCGTACCATGTGTATGCGTCACGGTTGATGACATACATAGAATCGTCACCTGTGCCTGATAGTGCGGTATCAACCCACAAATCGATGCCATTTACTGAACCGCGCAGGCTGCGAGGTTGTGCGTTACCAGCAGCATTTTGTGGCTGAAGCGCGTTGTAAATTGGTCGCCCATCAACGTTGAAGCTCATAATTCGGCCCCACATGGCTGGACTCACGACGATTGCGTCTGCGAATTTGAAGGTGTTTGAATAAACACTTACTGCACCAGCTGAAACCCATGCGAGCAATTCTGCCGCAGTGATGTCTGTGCCATAACCGGTTGCAGTCTTAGTTGCACCAGCGATGATTTGTGCTGAGTTATAAGTATTCGTTGCACGTGCGTATTGTGAAGAAAGATTGCTGATAAGTTCTGTAAAGAACAATGGATCTGATCTGTCAGCAAGTTCGACGGACATTACCTGAGAACCCTTGAAGGATTTGACATCCACGTTGATGAATTCTGATTCCATAACGGTTGGAGTTACTGCGTCAAGTTCGTCAATCTGTGCCACTGCTGGAAGTTGTGTAATCTTTGGGATTTGGAATACTAATCCTGCGCTTGGAAGAGTGCCATTCGAAATCGAATCGATTGAAGCTCTTACATTATCTGCAAGACCATTTACGACTTCTCGAAGTTGGCGTGTTGGAATTAAGCCAGGGTTATCTGTTGATGCAGTAGCTGCAGCGATGAACGCGCGAGATTCTTCTGAACCGCGAGCCGCTTTAACTTGGTGCATGAGATAAGTCTCTGGTGACACGATTGGATTTCGTGCTGCGATGAAATTAACAGGCTTTGGTGCTGCGGCCTGTACTGACTGCGAGGCTTCTACCGTCTCGGCGGCAGGTGCTTCTGTGACGGTGTTTTCCACTTCGTCTCCTTCTGTTGGTGTTGGTGATTCTGAATCATCGGATGATGGCTCAGAAACTTCGTCTGGTGCGGTAGTAGCTGCGACATTAGAGACGCGAGCTGAATCAAAAGCCGGATTATGTGTTAAAGCAACGCCAACAAGGTCAGCCGAATTGACGACCATAGTTCCGTCTTCATTGTGACCAAAGTCGATGGCATTTGCTTCCACACTAAAGCCGTCGCGTAATCCATCCATAGCTTCTTGAATGGCATCTGAGCCAGCGGTGGTCTTTGAGATTTTAAAGGTTGCCATAATAGATTTTCCGTCCGGTGATAACTCCATATTGAGAGTCTTACCGATTGGACGTGACGGGTCATGCTCTAAGTTAAGTTTGACGTTCGTCGGATTGAGTGACCCGGATTTAAACATCACCTTTCCGGTGGATGCGTTGGCTGGTGTATCGAACGCGACGATTTGGCCCGTAATAGTTCGAGCTTCTGAATCGGCTGCGGTAATCGTGAACGGTGTAGTTACCTTCATTTAATCATCTCCTCGGCGTTACGGATTTCTTCAACGGTGATTGCAGGATTGCCCTGAGCATCCACGATTGAATTCAGTGTTTTGTATATGTTGGCGCGTTCTAAATCGGAACCGCGTAGATAGTCGCTCAGATCGTATTTAACTTCCTGAGACTGTGGAATAAAGTCCGGCATGGACAGACGTTCAGATATTGAAGTCATAAGTGGGATAAGTGAGAAGTCCAGCAAAGTCTGGCGTTGAGTTGTTGCATTTG